GCAGGGCATGTACACGACGCCTTCTGGTGTTCTTGAAACCAATCCGGGCGAAGTGGCGCGGCCATTGATTGCTTTCCAATCTGGCGAAGCGAAAAGCGTGGCGCCTGCTGACCGTGCGTTGCTAAATGCTGGCGAAGCCACGCGCGCCTACATTGACGCTCAAAATGCTGGTGCTTGGCATAAACCGTGGGCTGGCGGAGCCCCTAAACTTTCCAACAGTTATTTCTTGCCAATGGATCGTCCCGCGACCGTTGATGAATTAGTTAAAATGCGTGAAGGCCTTGCGCCTCACGGGCTAAACGACATTGTTGATACTGGCCAAGGCATTACTGCCACGTCTTTCTACCCCGGTGCCCCAGAGCTTTCTCGCGACGCGCGTGCTCAAGTTGAAAGGGCTATCGAACTTGCCCGTCCTGAAGGTTCTACCGGCGCGCAGCGCGTTAAAATACAACCCGGTGTTGATACCGGCTACCTGTCTTATGAAGACGAATTTGCCAAGCCCGGATCTGGTGACGCTACTCGCGCTCTCCTCAAGCAAGTCAATCAAACACCCGGCATTCGTCAGGCTTTCAACCGTAATGCAGACATTCCGCAGAAGGCGCTCAATAACCTTGCCCGCGATGAAGAGTGGACAAGCAAGTGGGGCGCCACTCGCGATGACATCCAACGCTCACGCCGTATCATTGGCGAAGGCCCGGGCTGGATTGATCGTCTTGAAGCTGCGCTCAAGAACGGGGCGGTTCTTCCGGCAATTGGCGCTGCGCTCTTGGCGCCGTTAGTTGCGCGGCAAGACAATGGGGGGTAGAGCGCAAAACTTTCGTCGGGCCACCGCCAATCCGGCGGTAGAAATCGGCTTCTTCCTGCTTGGTGAGCTTGCCTCCCCAGATTTTGAAGCCACTGGGGAACGTGCGAACAACGGCCATAATAGATCTCCATGAGGGGGCGTTTAATGAATACCGTTTCAGTGTATACTCACTAACGCCACAGTGGCAACCGGGACGCCGGAACTCCGAGGAGAAAAGCATGTACAGCATGGCGCACAAGGCCCGCGAGGCCATGAAGGGCAAGGCCAAGCGCCTCGCCGGTGAGACAGATCAGAAGGTGGACAGCTCAAACTGGACGCCTGCCGAGCCTCTGAACGCGGACGTGAAGACGGGCATGCGCCCGATCTCTCAGCGCCAGTTTAAGAAGGGCGGCAAGGTTACGGGCGCCAAGGCCCACGTCCACGCCGGCCGCAAGCCCCGCAAGAGCGGTGGCCGCGCCCTGACCGCCGACAGCCTCATGAACCGCGACCAGAAGGAAGCGAACGCCGAGCGCCCCGGCAAGAAGCACGTTGGCGCCCTGAAGACGGGCGGTCGTGCTCACCGCGACATGGGCGGAGGCACTGCGGGCGGCATCATCAAGCCCTACATCGACGCCATGATGCACGGCCTCAAGTCCGGTGGCCGCGCCAAGAAAGCCTTCGGTGGCCCCGGCATGCCTCCCGCCGCTGGCGCTGGCCCCGATCCCCGCATGCTTGCCATCATGAAGGCCAAGGCGGCCGCAGCGAAGGGCATGCCCGCCATGCCGGGCCGTGGCGCTCCCATGCCGATGGCCATGCCCCGCGCCGCCGCTCCCGGCATGCCCCCCATGAAGAAGGGCGGCCGCGCGCACCACAAGGATGGTGGCAACGTCCACTACGGCCCGCAGGAGGACGAGGCTGGCAAGAAGGCGCCCTCGACCAAGCAGCAGATCGCGACTGAAAAGCACGATCAGAACCTGTCCAAGCCCAGCCGCGCCAAGGCGAAGCACTACGACTATGGTGGCATCGTGCCCGCCGCGCAGGCCCCCATGCCCAACGTCAACTCCCCGTCGTTCCTCAAGTTCACCGGCGCGCAGGCAACGCCCGCCCTCAAGAAGGGCGGCAAAGTTTCGCACATGGAGTGGGAGCACTCCAAGCAGGATCTGCGCGAGGATCGCAAGCTTGCCAAGAAGCACGGCATGACCCTTGAGCACTGGGAAAATTCCAAGCTCGACGAAAAGCACGACAAGCAGCAGTCCATGAAGGGCCTGAAGCATGGCGGCAAGGCGGGCAAGTGGATACAGGGCGCCATTGAGCACAAGGGCGCGCTCCACAAGTCCCTGCACGTCCCGATGGGCGAGAAGATCCCGGCGAAGAAGCTGGCGAAGGCCGAGCACAGCTCCAATCCGAAGCTGGCGAAGCGCGCCCACCTCGCCGAGACCCTCAAGCACCTGCACCGCGCCAACAAGTTTGGTGGCGGCGCGCTGTCCGAGGGCAAGGCCCCCAAGGGCAAGGCCAAGGGCACGCACATCAACATCATGATTAACCCCAAGGGCGCCGACGCCGGTATGCCGGGCCTGCCCCCGGGCATGCCGGGTATGCCTCCCGCCGGTGGGCCTCCGGCTGGCGGCGGCGTCCCCGTGCCGATGGGCATGCCCCCGATGGGCGGCGGAATGCCTATGGGCGCTCCCCCGATGCCCGCCCCCGGCGGTATGCCTCCCATGCCCCGCAAGGCTGGTGGCAAGGTGTATCGCTCCTACAAAAACATGGATGCAGGCGCCGGTTCGGGCCTCGGTCGCATTGAGAAGACCGAGATCCAGAAGCGTCGCGGCTAAAATATTCGCGGGCTGTTCGGTCGGCTCGCGGATTAAGGGACGGCTGGTTTGACCCCCTCTACCAGCCGTCCCGCTTACATCGAGGGGGAGCAAAGAGGGGTCTATGCTTACGTTCAACACGCTCTTTGAGCGCGAACTGAAGAAATTAATCATCGCCGCCATAGAAGACCGGAAAGAAAACCTTTCCACAGGTTTGGCGACGATTGATTTCCCAACTTACAAACACCAAGTAGGAATAATAAGCGGCCTCCGCATGGCTCTTGATGCCTGCGACGAGGCGACTGCCATCTGTAGCCGTGACCAGCAAGTGAGGGGGAATAATGTCTAACGTGTCAGCGCACCACAACATCGCCATGCTTCATGAGGCCGACCCCAAGGAGGCCCTCCTGAAAGACCTTGGCGACATCAGCGACATTGAGTTGATGAACACGCAAGTTCTCGTGGCGGTCTACATCCGCCCCGAAATGACCAAGGGCGGCGTCATCATCCCCGGCAAGGCCCGCGATGAAGACCGCCACCAGTCTAAAGTCGGCTTGATCATCAAGACCGGGCCGTCCGCATTCGTTGATGAAGACGGAAAATGGTTCTCCGACCTTGGTCTGGACGTCGGAGACTGGATCGTTTTCCGCCCCAGCGACGGGTGGAACGTCACCGTCAACGGCGTCTTGTGCCGCATGTTTGACGACACCGCCGTGCGCGCCCGCATTCCGCACCCCGACAATGTTTATTGAGGAGATAACCTATGGCTGACGTCGAAAATGAAGTTGAAGACGTTAAAAAGGACGCTCCAGAGGCCGCAAAGGTCGAAAATGAGGACGAAACTCCTCAAAACGACGCCCTTGAGCCCGATGAGGGCATAAAAGAGCTGAAAATGAAGCTCGAACAGGAGCGCGCGGCCCGTATTGAGGCTGAAAAGCAGGCCAGAATGGCCTTCCAGACCGCCGCCGAGGCTAAAAACGAGACGCAAGACACCAATTTGCAGCTCGTTCGCAACGCCATCGACACGGTCAAGCGCAACAACGAGATCCTCAAGCTCAACTACAGCGAGGCGATGTCGGTCGGCGACTATGCGAAGGCCGCCGAGATCCAAGAGACGATGGGCACGAACGCCGCCAAGCTCATGGAGCTGGAGCGGGGCCGCGCCCACATGGAGCGTGCGCCCAAAGTCGTGGCGCCCGAGCTTCCTCGCCACTCCGACCCCGTCGAGGAGCTTGCTTCACAGCTTTCCCCTCGATCCGCAGACTGGGTGCGCCGCCACCCGCAGTGCGTGACGGACCCTCGCATGTACCAGAAGATGGTTGCCGCCCACAATCTGGCCGTCGCCGACGGATACCAGCCCGACAGCGACGACTACTTCAGCGTCATCGAGGACACGTTGCGCATCAACCGCCGTCAGGCGGCTGATTACGACGAAGACCCCACGTCTGGCGCCGCTAAGGTCACGCAGCGCCGCGCTCCGCCCGCCGCCCCCGTCAGCCGCAATGGCAACGGGACCGGGTCACGCAATAGCGCCCACCTGACGCGCGAAGAGAAAGAAACCGCCCGCGACCTTGGCATGACCGAGGAAGCCTACGCCCGCAACAAGGCGCTTCTCAAGAAAGAAGGACGCATGCAATGACTGGTAAATTTCAAAGAGCAATCGCCGAGAAGGTGGCGCAGTCCGCCCCCGTCATTGAGCGCGCGTCCCTGCGCCCCGAGCTTCGCGAGGCCGATCCCCGCGCACGCGCGGCCGCACGCGCCGCCCAGATCCGCGACGACAATGGCGGCATGGATGAGGGCACGGATGAGTTCTACATTCCCAAGGACATCATCCCGGACGGCTGGACCTATGAGTGGAAGCGCCATACGATCTGGAACCAAGAAGATCCGGCCTACACCGTCCAGATCGCCCGCGAGGGCTGGGAGCCCGTGCCGTCGAGCCGCCACCCGCAGATGATGCCCTCCAACTGGACCAAGGGCACCATTGAGCGCAAGGGCATGATGCTCATGGAGCGCCCCACCGAGATCTCGGAGGAGGTCCGCCGCATTGAGCAGAAGCGCGCGCGCGATCAGGTGCGCATCAAGGAGGCCCAGCTCTCCGGCACGCCAGAGGGCACGATGGACCGCGTCAAGCCGACCATCTCGAAGAAGTTCGACATGCCGATCCCCGAGGATCTCTAAGCTAAAGGGGGCCTTAACTGGCCCCCTTTTCTTTTGTTTCAATTATGTATATGCTGCATCTTCAAGGTCACGTTGTGCCTTACCTCCCCCCGGCGTGGGAGGTTCGCCTACCCCCGGCTTCCGAGCTTCCCCGGTGTGAAGTGACGAGCTTTCCCGTAAAAAGGAGAACCCGTCATGGCGAATACCAATGCGCCCTACGGTTTCCGTCAGTATCAGGGCAATGGTTCTGCTCCCACCTACGAGCAGGTCGCCGTTGTTATTGACTACAACGCATCCGCGATTTACTTCGGCGACCCCGTAACGCAGCAGGCTGACGGCTCCGTCGCTCAGGCCGCGTCCACCGGCGCCACCCCCACCGCCCTCGGCATCGCTGGCGTCTTCGTCGGCTGTCAGTACCTCTCGGTCGCGCAGAAGCGCACCGTGTGGTCGAACTACTGGCCCGGCTCTGACGTCGCCTCTGGCAACTATGTCACCGGCTACATCGTGAACGACCCCAACGCCCGCTTCATCGCCCAGTCCGACAGCACTGGCATTGCGTTCCCCACGGACATCAATGCCACCATCGGCTTCGCGATTGGCACGGGCAATGCCGCCAACGGCATCTCGGGCGCGTATCTCGACACCACCACCCTCAACACCGCCACCTACAACGTCAACGCTCCCTTCAAGATCGTCGGCGTGTACCAGCCCTTCGTCTCGTCCTTCCCCGGCTCCTATGCCAACGGGCAGGCCTATGACTGGGCCATCGTGGCGCTTAACAATGTTGCTACCCGCAACTTCACCGGCGTGTAAGGAGTAAGGTATCATGGCTGTCAATCTTTCTGCCATTAAAGACCTCCTCCTCCCCGGCCTCCGGGGCGTTGAAGGTCAGTACGAACAGATCCCTGTCCAGTACGACAAGATCTTTACGAAGCACGACTCCAAGATGGCTCTGGAGCGCACCGCTGAGATGCGCTTCCTTGGCTATGCCCAGTTGAAGACTGAAGGTGGCCAGACCGCCTTCGACAACTCGGCGGGCGAACGCTTCGTCTACAATCAGGAGCACACTGAGATCGGCCTCGGCTACGCGATCACTCGCAAGGCCATTGACGACAACCTCTACAAGAGCCAGTTCGCTCCCTCCAACCTCGGCCTGACGCAGTCCTTTGCCCAGACCAAGGAAATCTACGGCGCCAACGTGCTGAACACCGCGACCACCTATAACTCGGCGGTCGGCGGCGACGGCGTTGCCCTCGTGTCTGCCAGCCATCCGATTGATGGCGGCACGATCTCGAACTACGCCACCTACGACCTGAACGAGAGCACGCTGCTGGCTGGCATGATCGCCATCCGCACGAACTTCCGCGATCAGGCCGGTCTGAAGGTGTTCGCTCGCGGTCGTCGTCTGGTCATCCCGCCCGCTCTTGAGCCGGTGGCGATCCGCCTGACGAAGACCGAGCTGCGCCCCGGTACGGCAGACAATGACGTGAACGCTATCCTTTCGACCGCAGGCGGTCTCCCGGAAGGCTACATGGTCAACGACTACCTGACCTCGACGCGCGCGTGGTTCCTGCTCACGAACATTGATGGCCTCTCCTATATGGAGCGCATTAAGTTCGAAACAGATATGCAGGTGGACTTCACGACTGACAATCTTCTTGTCAAGGGTTACGAGCGTTACAGCTTCGGTTACTATAACTGGCGCTCCATCTACGGCTCGTTCCCGACCTGATGCCATTGGGGCGGGGCTACGGTCCCGCCCTTCTTTCTAGGCACTCGATCACGCAGACCGGCCTAGCGGACGCTGCACAGACGGCGTGATCTCATCGTGCAGGAGTACCCGTCATGGGGATGACTACATTCACCGGCCCGATCACTGCGGGCGACATCTTGAATACCTCGGGGACTACCCTCGGGCAGAACGTGGCCAACGTGGGCTATGTTGAGATGATCCAGACCGTTGCCGTCACGCAGGCGACCAACGGCACTGTGGCTGGTCTCTACACCACTTCAATTGTGATCCCGGCCCAGAGCCAGATCGTCTCGATTGACTTGTGGGTTAACGTGGCTTGGACCGGCGCCGCCTCCACCTTCAACGTGGGCACCAGCGCCACCGCAACCGAGCTGGCGATTGCGTCTGACAATACCGCCGTGGCCATTGGCCGCGTCACCGTCAGCCCCGGCACCAGCGCCACCCGCGTCAACAACTGGGTCGATGTCGGCGCCACTGACGTCCGCATCTACCTGTTGTCCACAAACACTGGATCGGGCACCGGCTACCTGACGGTTCGCTACGTTCAGGCCCTCAACCTCGTCCCGTAATCCACTGAACTGTTGCCATAGGAGGCAATCATGAAGGGTACTGCTCCGAAACTCGGTCGTGTTCACCGCGAGGAATACAACGGCAAAGGCTCCAACGTATACAAGGAAGCCGAACAGGGTGACGACGGCTTCAAGCATGGCGGCATGCCGAAGCACCATGCTCATCACGCCAAGCACAAAAAGCATGGCGGAATGGCTCACCACGAAGGTCATGAGGGTCACGAAATGCACAAGAAGCATGGCGGCATGGCTCATCATGCCAAGCACAAGAAGCATGGCGGCATGGCGCACCACGCCGAGCACGAGATGCACAAGGCTCATGGCGGTGAGGCCCACCACATGAAGCACAAGAAGCATGTCGAGCACATGCACGGCGAGCACGCTGCGCACCACGCTGGCCGCAAGCCCCGCAAGAGCGGTGGCGGCGTCCTTTCGTCTGCCGCCTCCGGCACGCCCCGTGGCAAGGCCTCGCACTACTAAGGGCGTCCTCCCCGACTTAGTAGAGCACGCGGGGGCCTTCGTGCCCCCGCATTTCCATGAGGTGACGCATGTCTGGTGCATGGACACGCAAAGAGGGCAAGAACCCCGAGGGCGGATTGAACGCCAAGGGGCGCGCCTCTCTCAAGGCCGAAGGTCACGACATTAAGCGCCCGCAGCCCGAAGGCGGCTCGCGCAAAGACAGCTTTTGCGCTAGAATGACGGGCATGAAGCGAAAGATGACTGGGTCAGCCAAAGCGGCAGATCCGAATAGTCGCATTAACAAGTCGCTCAGAAAGTGGGATTGCTGAGATGGACAAACCTTTCTGGGATAAGAAACCCCCGAAAGATGCGGAGGAAAAGCATCTGAGCCGCAAGAAGGTTCAGTCCGCCAAGGCCCATGCTCGCGCAGCGGGCCGTCCCTATCCCAATCTGATCGACAACGCAGCCGCAGCGCGAGCTGGTAAGAGGAGCTAAACATGGGCAGCGTCGCATATTCCATCACGCAGTCCGGCCTGTTCGAGCCCTTTGAGCTTCAGGTCGCGCGCAGTCAGAT